GTCGATGATTTCGGGTGCTTTCACGTTAATACCAATGACACTCGGCTTATCGGATTCTTCGACGGTATCTAAGAGACCACTAGCTTTGGCGAGTATTCGTAGCACACCCACTTTGTCGTACAGTTCGATGTCCAATGTCCTAATGCACCCGCCTTCTTTGTCGTACTTCTCATTGACCTTAATGGACTTGATCGCTTGCAGGGCGTGTTCGGGCATATCTTTACTGGCTTTGACTTTGATATTGCCTTGGTCATCCCACTCCATGATGTCGGTGATTTTGGTATTGGCAATGGTCAGTAGCGAGTAGGCGACGGCTTCTCGGTTCTTGGCGATGGTCGTTGACCCACCCAGCCGTTGCTGAACGGTTCTGATCCCACCCCAGTTCTTTAATGAGGGTATTTGTTTATTGACGGCCATAGTTGTTAGCCCCGTCTTTCCGGGGTGTCCGCAGGGTCAGTCAACATTTGGAGGTGTTGACTTCTGCTGCCGCTGTTAGCAGGGAGAAAAAAGTCGCGAAAAAACCTGCGCCACCTTCGGCTGGGCAACCCGTCATTAGTTACAGGTTGTATTGCAGCTTACACCAAAATGGCAACAGGTTACACAGGTCATGCACTTGCCTTGGTCGCAATAGGTACGATCTGTGCAGGAAGCGTAAACGAGAGGGGCTGTGATTGTCAGCCAGAATGCGAATAGGTATTTCATGTGGCTCCTTTAATAAGGGTTAGGTGGGGTACTCGCTGCGCCTGTGGAACTTCTGCCGCATGGGGGCATATGCCGAACCACAGTATCCGCTTTCCCCGTGGTAACTATATCAGAACGGAATTTCCTCATCCAGCGTCTCTTTCCTATCGCCGGGGGCATACCCATTGCCTTTATCTATCGAATGCTGACTCATTGTCGGCTGTGCTGGGACCATCTTTCCTAATGAAATATTGAAAAACGTATCTCCAGCCTTGGTCTTCTTCTCCCATGCTGACAGATAAAACTCCTGTCCATTCAACTTCAACTTCCCAGACCAATCAGGACTATCTTCCTTCTTCTTCTTTTTATTCAAAAACAGATTCCCTCTGTCATCTTTCAACTCATACGGCGTTGTATACCCACTCATATATGGCTCTCCAAAGAGATTACTAAAAGTTATTTGCAGTATTCTGCCCATCCACTATACTTCATTTCGGGGCCATAACCCAGCCCTCCCGTAGGTAGCTTGCGACCAAGGGAATAAACGTGGCGAATAGGACGGTACTCCTTATTCATACCCCCGGATGGGATCAGGTAGAGAATATCGGGACACATAGTTCTTGCAGAGTCTGACACCTCTGTTAGCCTAGATAAACAAGAGCAAGCATCCAGCAATGGATCATACCCATAAAAAAATATGGGTTAGGTGTTCTATCGTCCACCCCGTGAGGTACCTAGCCTCAACCTCACCACTGCCGGACCCACTCCCATCCCAGAGGAACCGAGACTCCCCATTTTATATAATTAAAAGTTCTAAACCTCCCTCGGTTCCGGGCCACTACCTTATAAACAAGGCAGTGGAACCCGGCCATCGCAGCAGTTTCCTTCGGCTGCCACTTGGCCTAGTTGACAACAAATCCTGAAAAACGTGGGAAAAATTGAGTTAGGCCCCCACATCGGTAGGGGCGATGGGGGAGGGGGCAAGGGTGGGTGCGTGTCGCAGGCGTTGCACGAACCATGCAAGCCGATGAGGTGGCTCTCTGCGATGCACACGCCATGCTGCGAAGACTTCAGCAAGCACACGCTCGAATGAGGCCTTGCTGACTGCACACGCAACAAGGGACGCAGCCGCAGCACGATCTTCAGGTGTTATGATTCTGGCAATGTTGGCTTGGTTACAAGCAGACTTCCACATTGACAACAGTTCATCCAACCCTAGTTCATCCTCACCCTGTTCCTTTGCCGTTATAGCAACCTGATCATGTGTCCCCATTTGTTCGTGATTGTTAAATTCTTCCTCCGCATCTTTTAACACTTTCCATTGATGCCCCGGCGGCTTCTCTTCGAACGGTATCCGCTCAAGCAATTGCCTATCAGACAATGTTTCATCATAGATAACTCTGAGTATTTGCGCTGTCCTGCCCCATGAATGATTTTTAACCTTTTGCAAATAGCCGTAAGCAATAAGCTTCTTGATCTGCCTGCCTACTGCCTGCCGAGTTACTCCGTGAGTAGCCGCTAGGTTTTCATATCCCGGCCAGCAGAGGCCAGCGCGATTCGCATAGCTGCATACGCTCACCAGTACGCGCCATGCTGTAGCTCTCAGCCGCTTGTCACTCGCTGCCCTGATCGGGATGACTGAATACTGCCTACGATCAATCGGCTTCGCTTCCCTGATCCTCGGGGCTTCTGGTAACTCAAAGCTTTGCATTAGTTATCATCCTGTCAAGCTTGTCTGTTGTCGATTCTCTGCTTCGGTAATATTCCCTAACTGCCGCTTCCACAATGCTCACCCTTGACCTGCGTTGATCTGCCGCAAGCTTGTCGAGCATCTCGCGTACTTCTGGACGCAACCTAAGTAATGTAGCCTTATGTGCCATTTGCGGAATCTATCACAATGCAGGCAATGATTAAAATATATTACTTGTCATTTGCCAAGTAATGCCTATACTCCAATCCGCAGCACTTGATAAACGTCTAAACCTAAAAGGAAACGACATCATGAGTATCTACCAAGAAATTACCGATTCAATCATCACAGAACTAGAAAAGGGCGCTGCTCCGTGGGTAAAGCCGTGGAATGCTCCCGCTGGTGCTGATAAGAACATCATCAGCCAAAAGCCTTATCGCGGTATCAATCGGCTTATCCTAGCCATGCGCGGCCTGAATTATGACGCTCCAATCTGGGGAACCTATAAACAATGGGCAGAAAAGGGCGCGCAAGTTAAAAAGGGTGAAAAGGGTACAAAGATTGTATTCTGGAGTCAGGCTAAGACAACCAATCCCGAAGGCGATGAAAAGGCTTATGCATTCGCAAAGGCTTACTTTGTATTCAATGCTGCTCAAGTTGATAACTTCACGGTAACGCCTTCAGACGATATCCCGAATGACAACGAGCGAATTGAAGCTTGCGAAAAACGCATCGCAGCTACTGGTGCGCGAATTGTTCATGGTGGAGATACCGCTTGTTTCATTCCGTCAAGTGACGTTATCAGAATGCCTGAACTTGGCACATTCCAGTCATCAGAACATTACTACGCTACCGCATTCCATGAGCTAACACATTGGACTAGCGAAAAATCACGCTGTAATAGGGATTTGAGCAAGGGTAGATTCGGAAATTCCGAGTACGCATTCGAGGAATTGGTAGCTGAACTAGGTGCGGCATTCCTATGTCAGCATCACCAGATCAAGGGTGACTTGCGCCACGCTGGTTATATCGAATCATGGCTTAAGGCTTTGAAGAATGACAACAAGGCGATATTCAAGGCTTCAGGCTTGGCGCAACAGGCTACCGACTTCCTGATGAGTTGCAGTCAGGAATCCGAAGAACTCATCGCAGCATGAATGGGGAACAATGAAAACTACCATTCTTGAAATGATCGGAGGCCTAGTTGCCTTTCTGATAATGTGGGCTTTTCTCTTTGTTTTATTGTCGTTTTAATCCTGAAAGGAAATAGCACAATGGAAACTATCACAATGACAAAATCAGAAGCTTTTGCGCTCGGCGAGTGGCTTTCAGAGTGGCCTGAAAATTGGTCTTATCGTCAGGTTATTGATTGGCTTTTGAGCAATGATGACTATCACTATTCGGAAGACGAAGACGATCAAAGGGTCTGGGTCTGGGAACCAATGGAAGACTTCTCAGGCACTCAAGTTGTCGAGTATATCGAAAACACTCGCAGGCACTTTGAACGCTTTACGAGCGATTAAAGCCATATTACGCAGCATACAACCTGCCTTCGGGCAGGTTTTTTACCGCCATATAAACCCTTTGGGAGCCACCATGTCATACCCAGCACTCGCCGTTATCTATCACATTGACCCAGACCTACCAGAGGCCGAGGCCTTACAAGCCGCTTACCTTCTGAACAATGCCCAGCAACAAGGAATCAAAGTAACCGAAACCCTTGTTGAAAAGATAATCCTTGACGTTAGCAGACCATTCTACAAATAGCCACAGGTTATTAGCAGCAGCACATTCATACACAAAACCTATAAGGAGTTCTCGTCATGGTTGGAAAAGTCACGCCAAACACAATGCTGTCAGTCAGCCGTTTACCTGCGGTTATGGGCTACAGCAAGTACCGTAGTCCTAACGACGAACTGAGTGCGTCAATCGATGCCCTCGGCGGCAAGGATGCCCCGAACATTTCCAATGAGGCAATGGAATGGGGAAACAAAACCGAGCAGCTGATACTAGCAGAGGCGGCAGTCCGGTTAGGCCTGTCAGACCTACAGACGCATCACCCAGAACCGTACTTTCACGCACTCCTGCCGCTTGCCTGTAGCCTTGACGGTACGGCAGAAGGAAACGGGGTAATTGTGCAGAATAACCCCGATCTGGGAATCATGGTCATGGACAGCGATACCATCACACTAGAAGGGCGCGGGGTCTTGGAAGCCAAGCTAACTTCTGTACCTCCTGAGCATTCACCAGCCCTCTACAGAGGCCCGATCCAACTACAGGGGCAGATGGATATCACCAACGCCAAATGGGGCGCTCTAGCGGTCTTATATCGCGGCACAGAACTACGCATCTTCCTGTTCAAACCACACGAAAACACCCTCCGAGCTATCGAAAAAGCCACGCTCGATTTCCAACGTAGACTTGACATCTGGAAAGCAGATAGGCATATTGAATACTATCCACCTGTCAACAGTGACGATGCCAACAGAACATGGGGGACTGCCGAAGATGTCACAGTCCACCTAGCAGGTGAGTTCGAACAGTGGGCGCGAGACATCTACGAAGCAAAGCAGGACATCAAGCAATGCGAAGACATCATAGATGACAGAGAGAAACGTATCAAAGAAGCAATGCAAACAGCCACCAAAGCTGAGATCGGAAAGTACCAAGTAAGCTGGCCTATGCGCCACTACAAAGCAGCAGCCGAGCGAGTCATCCCAGCCAAAGAAGCGTACTCAATTCGGCAATCATCTCTAACCATTAAGGAGAAAAAACAATGAGCAACTTGACAGTAAGAAACGGCTTCCTGCCGACAACCTTTTCAGAAGCGAAGACGTTCGCAGGCGAACTAGCAGCATCCAATCTAGTCCCCAAAGCCTATGCAGGCAAGCCACTGGACATACTAGTGGCTATCCAATGGGGCAACGAGATTGGCCTAGCACCCATGCAGGCATTGCAAAACATCAGCGTGATTAATGGCAAGCCATCAGTCTATGGTGACGCAGCAATGGCACTGGTGCAGGCACACCCAGCCTGTGAGGGCGTAGAGGAGTTCTTTGAAGGCGAAGGTACACCGAACCCTGTCGCGGTCTGTATCGCCCATAGAAGGGGGCGCAAGCCAGTCACAGCCAAGTTCTCAGTGGATGATGCTGTTCGTGCAGGACTTTGGAAAAAGCCGGGACCGTGGACACAGTACCCCAAGCGGATGCTACAGATGAGAGCCAGAGGTTTTGCCCTGAGAGATGCTTTCCCAGATGCACTTAAAGGTTTGATAACTACTGAGGAAGCAGAGGATTACCCAGCAGAAGCCAAGCAAGAAGCCAAGGACATCACGCCTAAGAATCCATTGGATGCTATCGCTTCGCCTGAAGTAATAGAGCCTGACTATCAGGAAGCCGCTGTAGAAGTGGTCGATGGTACAGTTACCGTTGAGGCAGAGGCAGTAGAAGTCGTCGCAGAACCAGAGGAACCAGAAACTTCTGGGGGTGGATGGCTTTTGTACACACCTCGCAAAGACCCGCAGGAACTATCGTCATTGGAAGAGTGGCTCAAAGAGTACAACGCGCTGGCAGACAAGACCGCTGGTGCAGGCAGGGCAGCACCCAGAGCAAGGATGACAGCCCTGCGTGAACTGCGAGAGGCCAACGATCCAACGATCAAGCGAGCCCCCACGCTAGTCAAGGTGGTGCTAACGCAAGGCCACCAGACCAGACTGGCTTGGCTAGGCCACCAGATGCGGGAAGAGGAAGGCAAATCTGACAACGTGAAGGAAGATCATGGACCACAACGTCAAGCTTGAAATAGCAAAGCAGTATCTACGGGATCGAAAGAAGTACATCTGCGAACAGGATCAATCCGACCCGACTCGGTTCATCCCGCGCAAGTCAATCGAAACCAATGTCAAACAAACATGGACGGAATACCAACATGAACACAGCAAAAGCAAACAACAAGCCGCATCGCCTATTCGATTTTTTGATCGAAAGATTCGGTATCAGAAGTGACTATCAGTTGGCGCATATGCTAGAGGTCGGACCATCTGCCGTCAGCAAGTTCCGGTCAGGCAGACCAGTCACCGCCAACCTCATCCTAAAAGTGCATGAGACATTTGAAGTACCCATCAAAGATATCAAGGCACTCTTATGACTCACCTACTTGTCCTTCTAATTGGGACGGCAGCAATCTTCTGGGGCGCACTCACGCTGTCAGAAAAAAACATAGCCGAGTACAAGCGGGGCTATGCCGATGCCATGTCTACCCAAAAACAAAAGCCAGAGGAACGCAATGACCCAGAGTGTAAAGACCGAAGAAAACCTAAAGTGGTGCAGCGCCTGCAACAGCCGAAGGGAGATTGAAGGGGGCCATTGGAAACAATGCCGCAAGACTAAGCGGTGGGTCTGTCTGTCCTGTGCCGAACTCAAGTCACCCAGCTTCTATGGAAAAAGTAATGCACTGCCTACACTGCGTTAATTTCAACTTGAGAGACTATCCGTCTCACGTTCGAGTAGGGTTCGGTAGATGTATGGCAGCGAACTTGTATAGCCAAGGCGCTGTCTTCATGCCGATCCGAACTGCCCACGAATGTGACAAGTACGATCCAGTCAAAGACGATGTGCTGATAAAAAGAAAGGAATGGAATGAGAGCCGCAAAGGTGGATGACAACCAGAAGGAGATCGTCAAAGCATTGCGGACTCTCGGCTGTTCCGTTCAGCATCTGCACAGCGTAGGCGCTGGATGCCCGGACCTGCTCGTCGGCTATAAGGGATTCAACATCCTGCTGGAAGTGAAGGACGGCAACAAGTCACCGTCGCAACAGAAGCTAACGCCAGACCAAGTGATCTGGCATAGAGACTGGCGAGGCCATGTCAATGTTGTCAATAGTTCAGAGCAAGCAATCATTGCAGTACTCACAACAGCCAGAGACCTATCAGACTTAGACGATCTTAAATGAGCCTATGGCGTAAACGAGGCGTAAGCCACACAAGGAGAGAAACAATGACTAGAAATGACGTTAAAGGATTCTTTGAACTAATTAACTTTAGCACCGATGACGAAGATTCATTCAAGATTTTCTTGGACTTTGCCAGAGTAGTCGCAGCAGCAGAGCGTGAGGCTTGCGCCGAAGTTTGTGAAAGCGATGACTGGAATGTGGCAGCAGCTATGGTCCGCGCAAGGAGGAACAAATGAAGACACCAAAAGAACTTGATGTATTGCGCCGTGCCGTTTGGTTTGAAGATACGCCTGATCTTGTCGAAGAACTAAAAGGCATGGGGTTCCCGCAGTACGCACGACACTTGCACAGAATGCACATCTACCACAAGTCACTGATCGCAGAGATTCGTAAGCTGCGTAGAGAACTGAAGGGGGCCAAATGAGACAGACATTCGAAGAACGTAAGCGCGAATGGGAAGACTACCACCGCGAGAACCCGATGGTATGGGAATACTTCCAGAAGTTTGCCTTCGAAGCCGTTGCAAAACGACGGAAAAAAATTAGCCATTGGCTGATCATTAACCGTATCCGCTGGGAAGTTTACATCGTCACCACAGGCGAAGAGTTTAAGATCAGCAACAACCACATAGCTTTCTACGCAAGGCTATGGCAGCAGACCTTCCCGCAGCACAAGGAACTGTTCAACACCAAGCGAATGATCGGCGAATAGTTACTTAGGTCTTAAGGCTTCGTACTGTTTGACGCAGGTGTCGAGGGCTGCTTGGAGTCTTTGGGCATCGGCACTGTACCCTGCAAGAAAGATTGCATCTCGGCTTGCCAGTTCCGCTCCACTCGCTCCACCGCAAGATTGGGTGGCACCGGACACGGCACTTGCCGAGGTGGTGGGACGCTCGGGGCGCTGGCGCAAGCTGTTAATAAGCTTGTCAGACCGAGCGTTAATATCCCTGATTTGTTCATACGATTCCTTCCTTAACTGGTCAGCCTGTGCCTGTAATGCCTGCTCCTTCTCACGCGCAGCAGCCTGTGCCTTCGCATATTCCTCTGACTGCTTGGCACGTTCCTGATCCCATGCCGACTGGACCTCTGCCTTACCGTGCGCTGTGCCTTTGACATAGCCACCAGCGCCTGCAAGGGCGACAGCGATAACGGCACCGGCCACAAAATAGGGATTCATTTGGGCGGCACCTTTGTCCCATCCAATTTACGATGGACCTTAACTTCTTTGCAGACCTGAACGTCCTTGCCCTTCTTGTCCTTCTGCGTATTACAAACCTTCTTTGTTTCCTGTGCGTGAATCTGGAACGCCAAGAACAAACTCAACAGAACAGTCATAGCCATGCGTACATAGATAAACATTAGTTGATCTCCGGATGAGGTGGTTGAACAGGTGCTGCCTTACCATTGAAGCCAGTAGCCACAGGTGCAGCCGGTGTCGGATCAAGCTGTGGTTCCATGCGTACAGGTGCATGGGTAGGCGCTGGTGCCTTCGGTGCAGGCGGCTGCGGATCAGTCCAGTCACTTGCCTTGCTGACTCCCGGTGGTGGCTCTACCAGCTTGGCGATACCGTCCTTACCCTTGATAGCGAGGAGGGTTGCTAATGCACCCAATATGTATTTCGACATATCGGAGAGCAACATAAAGAACTGTTTATCCGCAGGCGCAATGGAGTTCATTGGTTGTGTTACAAAAACGACACTATACATTGCCAAACTAGACATCATTAACAGCACCATGCAGAAGGTAGTGCCAATGATCAGCTTGATGACACTATCAATTTGATCGGGAGTCCACTTCATTTCTGTTCCTCCTGTTTGAAGTCAGCCGCAGGTACAAGTTGGTCAGGGCAAGTGCCAGTCACAGCACAAGTAGGTCTTTGGCATTCGGGCTTTGACCAGTTCTTGTTGTCTTGGCAGGGATAGCGGAACCTATCCTCACAGCCAGCCAACGCCAACAAACTAAGCATCAAGAATATGTAGCGCGTGTTCATAGTGTTTCTTCCTGTCTTCAAGACCGATTGTTCCACCATTAATCTTCTTCGTCATGCCAAGGATATCGCCAGCATCAGCAAACTTGTTCAGGCCATTTTCACTCCAGTACCAGCAAGCACTCTGCCCAGCCCCTTCGAATGTCTGAAGGTATTCTGTGGCTTGCTCTGGTGTAATGCCGATGGATGCAGAGAACCAAAAATAATTATCACGACCAGTTAGCTGGAGCAGACCCCTTCCTCGGTACAGCCAGCCCATGCCAGATGTCTCATCACCGTTGCCCATGCGGTTCCTGTACACACGATTGGCGATCTTCTCTGGGTTGCGCTCGTAGGGCTTGGCAATTTCCATCGTCGGGAAATATTTGGGGAACACACGCATCAAACCTGACGCGCTGTAGTTCAGATTCTCCGTAAGAAAAACAAAGCCGCCTGACTCGTGAGCGCATTGAGCAATGAAGGCGGCTATTCTTTTGGGAGTATTGATGTCGTAGTCTTCGAGTAACGACTTGCCATCAAGTTCAGTCTGCGGTCCGAACAAAGCGTCGTACCATTGGTCTGGGTACTTAGTATTCGGCACCAGTTCCCTGAATGCTTTACGGGTAATCATTTGCCATACATCCTTTCAGTCTGAATCTCACGCCGTAACTCCCGCATCTTTCTGACTTCATGAATCGCAGCTTGATTCGTTATGTGTAAATCCCACAGCATAAATCCGATGATAGGCATGACGATAAAGAAAGTTAATAACACCGCCATGACAGTAATCAATAAAGCCCAAGGGATGTTCTCATCGTCGCGCTTCTTACTATCAGCCACATTAGTCCCATTGCCCATAGAACCACGAACACGACTGCCCCAATCCATACCAGACGATCCTTGATTCGATTTACCGCCTGCCTTCGTTGCCATCTAGCTGCCTGAATCTTTCTGGTTTCTATTGCTAGCGCATCTGCCTGCTCGTTTTGTATGTCAGTCCAAGCCTTCTCAAAACGGCTCCAGACTGAGCCAAGCTCTTGGGGTGTACCAAACACCATCTGTTCGCGCACTTGAGCCAGCATCTCGTTCAGCTTAGACTCTAAGCGAATCCGCTCCAGAGCCCTGCGGCCAAGCGATTGATCGCCTCGGTATACTTCCTTTGCTGCTGCCTCGCTCTGCACATAGATTTTTAACAGCGCCTCGTACTGGTCAATAAAATTTCCAAGGTTCGACCAAATGTCATTCA